GTCTATCAGCATAAGTTCTTGCAGCCTCTAATCTTCTTTTTTGAACTTTTTCTAATTTTGTTTCAAGATTTTCAATTTTTCTTAACTTATCTAACTCACTGGCACTAATATCGTCAAGCTGATTTGCTTGTTTAATAGCTTCCCTCATCAACCTTATCCTTTCGGATAATGGTTTTGTAGTATCATCGTTAAAATCAATTCTATCTGCCACTAAAAATTAGTTTTTATAAATCTTTAATTAGTTTTCTAAATTTATCAGCATCCTTTTCCATCTTTTTCATAAATTCAATATGTTCAGGTGGAAGTTTAGCTTGTTCAGCTTTTTTAATAATTTGGTTTGCAGCTCCTTTTGATAATCCATCGAAAAATCTAGCTACAAACTTATCAGCCGCATCGAAGATTCCTTCTTTAATTTGTTTTTTATCTTTTGACATAGTTTCGCCTGTTTATATGTTATAAATATTGGCAAATAAAAAAGTGAGGATTATCTCCTCACTTTCGGCATGCTTGGCATTTTCATTTTAGATTGTGCTTTTTTATTTTCTTCAGCTTCTTTCTTTTTAAGGTCAGCCAATTTATTATAATAAAAGTTTCTAAGATATCTTGGCATATGATACACTTCCCACCAAGTAAACCCATTACCAAATTGAAGTAATTCCCAAATTTGGGTATGTAATTGAATCTTATAATCAGTTGGTAGGGTAAAAAAAGTTAATCCCGAAGGGAATATCCAGCGCCTCCGATTCGCCAGTTATTTCGGATACAAATACAAATCTCATATCCATATCAGGAGATATTTCTTTTACAAAATTTCTAAATGCTTTTGTATCTCTTGCTAAAAATTGATTTTGAACCCATCTATTAATAAATCCTCTATCAGAATTTCCATCAACAGATGTAATCATATATCTAAATCTAGTTGTTACATCTGAAGCCAAAGATGTTGCTTTATTTAATCTTTCTAAAGCTTGAACTTCTTTGTTTATTTCAATTTCATCTTTGTGATTTAATAATCTAAATTCAATTTCTTTTCCATTTGATGGTAAAGAAAATTTATATCTATTTTGACGATTTAATTTTGAATAATCAATATCTTTTGTTTGTATTTTTGATAAATCAATTGTTGTTTTTTGTCTTTCACCTGTAAATGGGTCACTAATTTCAACATCATAATCGGCACCATATCCTAAGATACGGGTTGCTAAAAGGATTGCATTTTTATCACCAATATAAACGTCATCAATATTCAAACCTGGTTCAACAACAACAGATTCAAATAATTTATCTAAAACTACACCCTTTTTAATAAGGTTTTGAGAAGCTAAAATATCTTCTTCTTTTGCGGTCATATATTTCAATTCAATAGTTCCTTTTGCTAAAGGATGTCCTTCTGGGTAAACCAATCCTTGAGAAGGTAATTCAATTACTTCTGTAGGGAAATCAAATGTTTTAGAAGGTGCTACTTTTGGAGCTTCATAGGTTTCTTCAACCTGTTTATTAACGATTTCTGCCATAACAATATGTATTTTTTATGTTTGTATATATAAATACATAACTTTGAAAAAATTGGAAAATAAAAAAGGGATACCTTTTGAGTATCCCTTATTTTTATAGTTTTTCTTAGATTAGAATTCAAGAATTGCGTAATCGTAAGATAGTGTTAATTCAATTGATGCAGGTTCATTAGAATCAAATGCCACATCACCAAAGTTTGCCTGAGAGATGAAAGCTCCTTTAAGTTTCCACTGCTCAATCTTATCACCAACAGGACCTAACATATAGAAATCTATATCTTTTTTGTAGAAGTCTGCGTAGCCATCTCTACCAGTAATAGATTCATGTGATAAACGAACCCACTCCATTACCGCTTGTGCTCCAGATGGAACAATTGGGTCAAAAAGTGTGATTGTTATATCTTGCCACTCACCTTTACCTTTCAACTTTCTTTTTACGTTGATATGGTCAAGAGTTACAACTTCAAATTGGATTGAAGGTCTTGCTGCTGCCTTTACTAAATAAGATTGGATACCATCTATTTCCATTACATAGCGGTTCTTCATCTTAGGCTCGAAGTTCGTATAGAACATCTTGTCAAACTCTAATATTTCTGCCATTTTACTTTCCTTTTATTTTATATTAATAAATATCAATTTATTTCAAATCCATATTATGCTGAGAAAGATGCCCCAGTTGGTAAGATGTTGAAATCTATTACAATAAATTCCGCCGTCTTAGCCGGTTGTAAAAAAATCTGTCCTGCTAATATGTTTCTGTCAATTACATCAGGTGTGTTGTTGGTTTCATCCATTACAACTCTGAATGCGTAAAGACCTTGTCTTTGTTGTACTGCTTCCAAATAAGGATTAACAGTGTTAAGGAATCTTGCTCTAGTTGTTGCTGTGTTTTGTTCGAACACTAAGAAACGAGAAGTAGATGCTACGAATTTCTTAACAGTGATAAGTAATCTTCTTACGTTGATTCTATCTAATGCTGAAGCCTTATCTTGCAATGTCTTCTGTCCGAATGCTACAATACCTTGTCCAGGGAATGCTGCAATTGGGTTTACTTTGTTCTCATATAGAGTATCTCTTTCCGCATGTGTAAGTCTATTTAATACACTTACTGCTCCAGTGATACCACCTCTATTCAAACCAGCAGGTGCGAACCATTCTGCTGCTAATCTATCATTAGAAGCGAATACAGCCGGCATCAATACTGATGGTGGAACTGCCAATAGTTTATTTGTATTAGTATCTATTGTTTTAACCCAAGGATAGTAAGTTGCTACATAGTTTGAATCTACAGCGTTTGATTGTACAGTTGATTCAGCAATTGTTGCATCAATTCTATTGAAATCAGCTATATAGAAACAATCTTGTCTATCTTCACACATATCAATTACTTTTGTAGTAACTGATGGGTGATATTCTCTAATTACACCAGGAGTAACAACCATATTGATATCAAACTCATCAGCGTTAGAAATTGCATTAATTGCTTTTTCATATGCCAACGTACCAGTTGATGTAGAAGTTGCTAAGTTAAATCCTTGCGTATTTGATACAGAAATATCAGAACCTAAGTTAATTTTTGTTGTTGCGTTTAATCCATCAAATCCATATTGGAAACCTAAGATAAATTGTCTCTTAGCCATATCTACTGAATTTGAACCGGTCATTACAAAACTTAACTGAGAATCGAATGCGAAATCAGAGTTTGAACCAGTAGTTACTCCAGAAGGTATTGGTTTTAGATACATCATATTATCATCAGCCGTACCTACAGTTTCAAAATCAAAACCAGAGTAATAAATTGGTGCGTTTGCAGTGTTTCCAGTTGATGTAGTTTGTAAAGCAACTGCAGGAACTTTTAATGATTCTGCATTACTGTTTGCTTTAATAGGATTTACATAAGCTGCGTGTCCGAATGGTGCTGCTGAAATTGGGTAAGTACCAGGACCACCTATTTCATTACCATCATTAATTACAACTCTTATGTATTTAGATTGATTTCCCCAATCACCATATTCGGTAATTTTTCCATCATCATCTACAGTGTAATATCTATCACCAATTCTTCTAGCAATATAGTTTACTGAAGATGGGTCTAAGTTTACGTTAGCAAATGTTTCTAAAACAACTTTTCTCTTATCAGTATCATCGAATCTTCTGATGGTAACAGTGAATGTAGAGTAATCAGTTGCTCCATCTTCACCAGCTGCTTTAACATTAGAAATACCTACTTTGAATTTGGTATTATAATTTGTTCCATGTCCAATAGTTACAAACTTAAATAAGTTGTATCTTTGTCCACTTATGTTTTGAGATTTTACAATTGGAGTTTCTGCTTGCTGAGCTGCACCATAAACTTGGTTTGGTAATACTGAAAGAGAAATAACAGTATTACTTGTAGATGAACCAGAGTATTCAGTTGCTAAATCTTCAAAATATAAATAAGAATAAGCTCCTTTAGAACCCATAGGAGATTCACCAAACACATCAGCTAAATCGTTAGTTGCAGATGGAAGAATTGATGCTGAAGTAAATACTGCAGATGCTGAAAGAAGGAATGAACCATCTGTAGCATCGTTGCTTGTTACTGCTCCACCAAGAAATCCATAATCTTGCAAACCATTTGCTGTTGAGTATAATACTCCAACAATTTTTTCACCCAATCCAGCTGAAGCACTTGCTATAATTGCTGCCGGTTTAACTTGAGTGTATCCACCAGTACCAGCAACTCTTACAATTGTTGCTTGTCCAGCTTCTCTCAAATAGTTTTGTACTGCGTACTCAGTATAGTAAGTACCATCAACCTTTCCGAATACTTCTTCGAATTCAGCTTGAGTTCTTACAATAGTAGGTACGAATGCAGGTCCCTCTTTTAGAGGTCCTATAAATGCGGCGCCGATTTCACCTATACCCTGTGGTAAGAATGATAAATCGTTTTCTCTTGTAAATACGCCCGGTGATACGATTCTTTCTGCCATTTTATTTCTCCAATTAATTGTTTTTAAGTGATATTTTGGAACATACCAAAAATACAAGTATAAATATAATAAAAATGTTCAAAACACATTTTCTTTTACAAGAACATGCTTTGAACATTAATATTATTTTGTATATTAAAAATATTATAAAGGTGCTGAACCACTTGGTGCAGCTATTGAACCGCTTGTAGGACTCCAAGGGAAATCACTCATACTGACATCAGTTCTGTTATACTTTTGTCTATTGATTTCTACATCAATTCTTTCCTTAATATGAGCCCAATAATTAGATGGTGCCGAACCACTAACTACGTTTTTAATCCATGTTAAAACTTGCTCTTCACTAAGTGATGAATAACTAGTAAAGTTATTAACATCTACATCAGAAACTTTGAATGGAGTAGCCCCTGTAAAAGATGCTTCTAAACCATTTTCATCTGTAGCTGTAACTTTCCAGTAAGTATTACAAATGACATCAGATAAATTTTCTGTGTTTTGTTTTTTAAGGCCTGTTAGTTCCCATTTGTAAGTATATGCCATAATTTATTAAAATTTATTTCTCTTTTATAAATATAACCTATTTTATTTTTTCAATAATTGTTCTTTTAATTCTTTGATTTCTGCTTTAGCATCATCTAATTGTTGTTTCAATTCCTTAACTGCTTCAACAAGAAGTGCAGGAATACCTCTATCTCTAACACCTAAAAATCCATCACCACCTTCTCTTACCAAAGTAGGTTCAACGGCTTGTACTTCTTGTGCTATGAAACCAATATCATGTTTAATCTTAGTATATTGCCATTCATCAGTATCTTCTTTCCAATCAAATTCAACACCTCTAAGTTTAGTTACTTTTTCAAGTGCATTTTCAATTGGTACAACATTTTCTTTCTTTCTAGCATCGGAAGGTGAACCATAAGCGATAATGTTATCAGATGCTATAATACCACCATATTGTCTCAATGCAATTACCGCACCACCACCTCTATTTGCTGAGTGGATACGGACACCAAATGAGAAACGCATCGCACAATATCCATCATTCAAGTCAACAATATCACCATCATCCGCCAATATGATACCGCTACCAGTACCATTTGCTCTTGAAACCCAAATACCACCAGCAAATCTAGCACAGTTATCAGAAGTACTGTTAGGGTCCATATAATATGATGAATCATTTGAATCATAGAATATTGCACCATAAACACGATTATCAAAATATGCAATAGAGTTTCCACCTTCTCTACCTATGTAAGCAAATTGGTTATTACCAGAGGTATTATCCATAAATCTTACATAAGAGTTACCATTGTTATCGTTGGCATCTATACGAAGCATGATATCATTGAACGAGTTAATGGATACAGAATCGGAAGGTGAACCATTTAAGTCAGTAGATGCTATACCATGAACAGTGTATGAATCATAAGTTGCGTTCCAGTCAAATGAGAAATAGAATATCCTAGATATATAAGATGAATATGAACCATAGTTACCCCAAATCGAGTATTCAGAACCAACTCTAAATGAACCTTGTGCTCTTATGTATGTATCACAATAAACATTTCTACTATTATAAGAACGAATCCATGTTCCATCGGTCATCCACCAACCACCACCATAAGATTCCCAATAAATACCACAATTTCCTTGTGCTCTAAACCAGTCATTTACATATGTACGAACAAATTGAGAACTTCCATCAGGATTTACATAATATCCGGTGTTGTTTCCATCATACCAATATCCTGCGTATATATCACCACCACCAACGTTTCTACCATATAATACAATTTCGTACCAAGGATATGTAGTACCACCCCACTTACCTCTTAACCACCAACGGCTTCCAGCATCAGCAGCACCTACCATCTGCCAACCATACGCTTGTCCTCCATCAGATGTTGCGTAGTGTTGACCAGATACAATACCTTGAGCGTGAACATAACCGCCACCTTGAGGATGGTCAGTTCCACCACCCCAAATATCCCATCCAGCAAAACCAGATTTCCAAGCGTTTGCCCAAGTACCTGCTGAAGTACCCCAACCAAAAGTACCTGTCCAATAGTTTACATCACCAGTATAATCAAATCTAGGAGTAATCCAATGATAACCCCTATTCATTGCCGCATGAGTTCTTTGAGTAAATCGTGCTAAGTTAGAAGTACCATTAGGGTCTAAATAATATCCTGAATCATTAGTATCATAAATGAATGGGAAATAACTACTATCGTACGCAAACATCCAACCATCAACTCTTAGATTAGCGTTACCACCAGTTGAACTAATACGGAATTCTGAAGTTCCACCACTCAAGTCAATACCAGGTTGAGAATCCCAGTGAGTTGCACCTCTTAATTGCCACCAACCAGCTCCACTCCAAAATCTAAATCCATTACCAGCACTATTAGGGTCTATATATCCACCTGTATCGTTTTGGTCATAGAATATTGGTGCCCTTGCATCACCATAAACAAATAATACATTATCTATTCTTACGTGTGAATCAGTTTCACCAAATGATGCAATTCTACTTCCTAAATCTTCGTTGTTAAAGATACGAATACCACCATATCCAGGTTGTGCACCCATACGGATACCAGTATGCCATCTTAGGTCTAATTTGGTGTAGTTACCACCATAGTTACTTATGTTTGTACCAATATAATAATTTCCTTGAGCATCACCATCAGCACCACCAAAGAATAATCTTCGAGCATCATAACTGTTATATGCATTGGCAAATTGACCTCCACCAATACAAAGCATTCTATCTGAATTACCTACGTTATTTAACCACCAAGATCCTCCACTATGTAGTAATCCAAATCCGTTTCCATCAAAGTAAACATATCCTCTATTGTTACCACTTCTATCTTGGTATATCCATCCGTTATCAGAGCGTGTATAGATATATGTTGAACTATTTGAGAATATTCTTGTATCATAAGATTCCCAATAAATACCCGTTGCACCCTGCGGTCTAAACCAGTTATTTGCTAATACATAAGAAAGTTGTGAAGTTCCATTAGGATTCACATAATATCCAGTATCATTTGAATCAATAAAATTAGTTCCATATACAGCTCCAGTATCTTTGTTGTAATCATAGATAGTAGAACGATACATTCTAATATTTACTTTCTTAGAACTTGCAGGTTCTGCTGAGTTGAATATTGATGTTACGGTATTTCTATCATCACCACCTGCATCTCTAACATGTACTGCAAATGAATTCCAATATCCTGTTCTCGGGAACCAGAATGCTAAGTTACCACCATAGTTAAGAACTTTAATATCGGTAAATCCAGGATTACCATAATGAATACCAGAGTTATTAATAAATGTACCTGCGTAAATGTATCCCTGAACTGCGAAGTCAAATGTAGGTTCGCCAGAATAACTCTTACCAGTTGCTTCCAATACAAATGATGCACCATAATCAACACCTGCATTTATAGATGAAACTACTAACGTACCATTTGCAAAGTCAGAACCGGAGTGTGCCCAAGTTCTAACATAATTTCCTCTAAGTTGTAAATCATAGAAAACAGAGTTACTTGCTGGGTCTGCGTAATAACTAGTATTATTTTGGTCATAGTAAATTGGTGAACGCATATCAGCGATACCATAAACTCTATTCATATAGATTTCACTAGTACCGATATACCATGTACTCTGATTATTTAAGAATAAGTTGCCATTTATATTTTTTCTTATATCCCAAGATGCCCAAACTCCATTTAAGAATCCATAGTTACTTCCGCCATCTCCATAAACTTGATATTGGAATTGCCCACTATTACCTCTACCATAGATACCACCATCTCCTTGTGATGAACGAATATAGATAGTACCATTGTTCCAACTATTAACGTAATGTGTACCACCATTAAAGTTGATACCACCCATTACGGAATCACCAGCAGGGTTTGTATAATATGCTGTATTGTTTTGGTCATAGAAAATAGGTGAACGAGCTGAACCATATGCCCAGAAGTTACCACTACTATCACCTTCTACAACGTTACTACCACCTGCATTTCTGAATATGAAATAGCTTGAGTATTGGAAATACCAGTTATTAGAATGATATTGAATCTTACCTGCAAATTCACCAGTCCATCCAGCTGAATCAGCTCTCCAATCACCAACAGTTCTTAACGATGTTGTTGAAGTTGGGTCTAAATAGTATCCAGTATTATTTGAATCATAGAATATTGGTGCTCTAAAAGATTCTGCCGCCTCAATATACATAGTACCCCAGCCAATACTTCTACCCATCAATAATCTATTAGTACCAGCTCCTTGGAATAAGAATGCCGATGCTACTCTTGTACCACTATCATGTATTGCAAATTCCCATTCATCTGCACAGTTTGCTAATATACCAGCTGTTATACTGCTTGCCCAACTACCATTATTAAAGTTGTAGTTATAAGATGTTGAACCAATTTGAAGAACGCCAGGATATCCATGATTATAGTTGTTATCACCTACACATAAATTATAAAGGAATGATTGACCTCTTGGGTCTACATATCTTCCTGTATCACTTATATCATATAACAAAGATGCATACATTTCATTTTCAGAACGTATCCATCCATCAACTCTAAGATTTAAGTTACCACTATCAGAACTCATACGGAATTCTCCAGCTGCTCCTATTACATCAATACCAGGATGTGAATCCCAATGTGTATTTGTTCTAAATCTCATTCTTCCAATTATACCAGAAGAAGGATTCCAATATGGAACAGTAAATTGGTTACTCATTTGTTCATTAACCAATTCTCTTACTCTTAGATTGTGATAATAAGTTTTACTTCCGTTTACACTACCATAACAAGTACCAAATCTTACATGTACTTTTCTAGTTGTTGAGTGCATTACACCATCCGTAGAATAATGTGCTATTTCTGATGTGTTATTTGCATATCTATCGGTTCCAGGACTATCTCCAGTATTAGCAGGTGTTCTCCAATTTCTTAATACCGCTCTTAATTGTATCCAAGAACCATTTGTATTTCTTTGTGAACCGTGGAAATACGGATTTGATGAAACATAGTTTCCTGCACTATTTAATTCATGCCATCCAAAATAAATGTTATCGTTTCCAGTACTTCTTACCCAAACACTAAATTCATAATCCTTCTCAGGATCAACATCCATCCATTCAGAAGAATACCAGTTATAACAGTTACCAGGGTTACCATTTCCAGTAGAAGCGTGCGCCTGAACAATACTACCATCTATAAATGTTATTTGTTCTCTTACCGCATTTACACCAATGTTAGAACTTACAACGTTTAAGTTTGCTCCACCTAAGTTACGAGCTTGAACACCATAAAGTACTGAATATCCATTAGGGTCTAAGTACCAAGCCGTATCATTGTAATCATAGAATATTGGCGCCCTCATTGAACCAAATGCAAAAAGGTTACCACTATTATCTATATATCCTCTTTGTACGTTACCGAATACAAATTCAGTATAAGTTCCAGAAGAACCTAAAGATAGATATGTAGATGAATAAACACCAGGTCTTCCCCATGCTGCACCCAATCTTACATCGGATACACCATTACCTTCAGCATTGCTTACTATGTAACCACTATCGTTTGTATAGTATGTAACACGATTTGAAGAACCACCTCTTAGGTAGAATCCACCATCAGCTGGATTAACATAAAATCCAGTATTATTTGAATCATAAAATATCGGTGCTCTTAATGAATCCGCTGCTTCAAAATAACCCTCAGAATATGTATAACCACTGTAGAAATACATTCTATATGCGTTGTTTCTAGCAATTCTTAAGTCATGGTTACTAAATGAACCAACAACTGATAATCCACCTACATGTGAGAATATACCCGTTTGGATACCTTCGTTTCTTGCAAAAACTCTTATAATAGAATGCGGTGCATTTGATACATGCAATTGAGTACCCCAACCACCAGTATCAACCCAATCACTTCCACTATCACCAACGTAAAGGTTTCTTAATCTTGAAGAAGAATTAAGGTCTAAACGGAAGTTTGTATCAGCGGAATCATAGAATACCGGTGCTCTAAATGAATAATCAGATTGTACATAACCAGAAGAGTCTATAAACATACCATCTCTTCTTGTTCCATAATCTTTTACAAAGAATGTTAAAGAACCAGGGGACCAACCACCAACATTACCAGCTGCTTCTTTCTTAGCTATAATACCTGCTAAGTTTACAGAGTTACCAGCACCAGTTGCACCTTCAGCTGATGTAAATGTTAGACCAACTGTTGTTTGGTTTCCACCATTATTATTATGTAATGCCAATGCCGGCATAAATCCATTAATACCGGTTGTTGAATTATCTTTTCTAATTAAGAATTGAGGTGTATGGTCTCCAGGATTTCTATATGATGCACCTTCCCATTGGAAGAATGATTGTCCATTTGTAGTCTGTCCATTTACATAACCATATCCTACTAAGTTAAGAATATTAAGGCGTGATGTAGATGCAAAATCACCATAGTAGTTTGTATCATTAGAATCATAGAATATTGGTGCTCTTAATGAGTTACCTGCTTGCAAATAGTTGTTTACATACACATAACCAGCTGCGTACATTTCCATATTTGTAGAACGAGTACCAGATGTATTAGTATTATAAAAATACAAATCACCACCAGTACTAAATCTCATATATGCTTGTCCATAAGATGTATTTGGTCTACTAAATCCGTTTGGAGAACCACCATCATTGTGAACGTTATATCCAAATCCACCTTCGTTCCAAGTTATACCCGGCTCAGATACCCACCACTGCATTGTTGATGTTACACCACTACCTAATTGAGAACCTAATGCGGTTAATCTTATACTCGTATCACCATGTCCAGCAGTTAATCTAAAACGTCCAGGTCCACTATCAGCAACACCCAAAGCAATAGTTGCCATTCTACTTGTACTAGCAAAGTCACCATAATAGTTTGTATCATTACTATCGTAAAATATTGGAGTTCTAATATCTGAATAATGGAAGAAATAATCAGAATTCAATCTTGCATGCTCAGTACCACTACCCAATACTCTAAAGGCAAATGAGTTACTGCTTGACATTCTAAGGTCAAGTCCATAATCCAAATCACCAGTAACAATCATGCCCCAGTCATTATTGTTTGGTTTATTTATCCAAAGAATTGCATCAGTACCAGAAGCTTCATTATCAACACCATCTAATCTCAATCCACTTAAACGAGATTGAGTACGAGGGTTTAGATAATAGTTAGTATCATCGGTATCATAAAATATTGGTGCTCTTAATGAATTACTTGATTGTCCTATACCAGGGAATAATACAGTTTGAACACCCCATCCAATATTTTCACCAATTGTCCATTGTAAGTTTTCATATGCAATTTGACCTAAGTTTTGGCTTTCATCCAAAGCGGTAATTGTTGATTTTGCCGATGAACGAAGCATGATGTTAGAACCACCAGTTGCTCCATATCCTCTTCTATCTGCAGCACCCGAACCAACTATCAAATCGGCATCAACATAACTTGCATAAGCTCCATTTCTAGAAACCTCTATCCTATTCATCACACTTCTACTAGCAGGAGCTGTGAAGTAGTTTCCGTCATTT